TATTTATTTTGAAGGAAAATATGAAGATGATAGAATTTACGATTTATACATTCAAATGATATATTGTACTTTCAAAGTTAAAAAAGATCATATACCAACGATACAAATCAAAAATTCAAGGTTCTATTTAGGAAATGAATATCTAACTGAAACAAATGATGGTGAACTTGTATGTCTAACACTTACAAATGTCGACCTGAAACTATTTTTTGACCATTATGACGTAAGCGATCTCACATATGTTTGTGGTTGGAAATTTAGGTCAATAAAGGGACTTTTCACTGACTATATAGACAAGTGGATTGAAAAGAAAAACGAAGGTACAAAGACTGGAAATAAAGGTCAAAGGGCAATGGCTAAAATGATGTTAAATTCATTATATGGTAAGTTCGCAAAGTCGCTCGATGTACAAAGTAAAATTCCTTTTCTTGGTCAAGATGGAATAATTCATTATACTTTAGGTGATAAAGAAGAAACGGAAGGAATTTATATTCCCGTTGGTTGTTTTATAACGGCGTATGCACGTGAAAAGACAATCAGGACAAGTCAAGCAATCAAAGAATATTCACTTTCAAAGTACAATTATGACGCTTATGTGTATTCCTGACACAGATTCAATAAAATGCTTACTACCAATTGAGGAGTTGAAACAGTTCTGTGATATTGATGATGTTCGTCTTGGAGCATGGAAAAATGAAGGTATAGCAACAAGAGGCAAGTTCGTACGTCAAAAATGTTACTTGGAAGAAATTGACGGTGAAATTGAGATCACTTGTGCAGGTATGCCTAAAAGTTGTTATAAAAATGTTACATGGGAAGATTTCAAAGTTGGATTCACTTGTGAAGGAAAGCTGACATTCAAACATGTTAAAGGTGGAGTTATATTAGTTAACACAGATTTTACAATAAAAGAAGAAAAGAATCTTGGAAAGAGGTAAAATATGAATGATTTAGTTAGTGTTATAACACAAAATGGAATAGGTGTTGTATGTGTTGCTTTCATGATTTACTTTATAAACTCAACACTTAAAGATAATAACAAGCTTTTAGATGAATTACAAAAAACGCTTGTTTCAATACAATCAACTATTAGTTTATTAGTAAGCAAGGTTGATGAATTAGAAAAAATAAAACGAGGTGAGAAAAATGATGAAAGATGAATTTATAAATAAACTTTCAAAAATTATTATTAATGAAAATAAAAAGAGAGGAAATCCACTTTTTTCAAGCGTAGTACTAGGACAAGCATGTCTTGAAACTGGATTCGGTAGCTCTCAATTAATGATGAAAGCCAATGCAGTTTTTGGAATAAAGGCTTTCGAAAGCTGGAAGGGAAAGACTTATTCAAGTAAAACAAAAGAGGTTTACGATAATAATCCAGTAACAATTGACGCAAAATTCAGGGCGTATGACTCACTTGAAGATTCTGTCGCAGATTATTTTGACTTGATAACAAAGTCTGAAAGATATAGAAAAGCGACTGTTGCTGATTCTCCACTTGAATGTATAAAAGCAATAAATGAAGGTGGTTATGCAACTGATCCTGGTTACGTTCAAAAAATAATGATTATTATAAATGAAAACAATTTCACAAAATATGATGTGGAAAATGTGGATAACTCTGTTGATAACTTTAAAGTTGGACAAGTCTATCAAACACAGGTCAATCTAAATGTTAGAAAAGGCGCAGGGACATATTTTGACAAGATCAAATTTGATGACTTAACAACAAATGCAAAGGAACATGCTTTCAGTAATGGTGTTTTAAAGAAGGGGACAAATGTCACTTGTTTAGAGTGTAAAAAAACAAATGCTGACATATGGTTAAGAATTCCGTCTGGTTGGATTTGTGGAAATTATGGGGGTAAAGTTTATGTTCGATAAAAATGAAAAGATTAATGCGAATGATTATATTATGAAGATGGTTGAAAAATGGAAAGTCGAATTTGTTAAAAAACAAGATGATTTTGTAATTTCAGAATGTGTAAAATTTTTGAAAGATGATGATACTATTAGAACTTATAAAATAAGTGAAGAAGAGCTTAAAAAGGTTTTTATGCTTGGTTTAAGTGTTTATAACACTAGAAATCATAAATCAAGAATTGATGGCAAAAATAAAATATGGAATCTTGTAACAAATTCAGAGATGATAGAGCCTGATATAATTTCAAGATTTAAAAATAAAATTGAAGATGTTTGTCGAGAATATGGGTTTTCAATATCACACGAGGATTCGCATGGTGGTTTTATAATTGAAAATTATGATCCTTATAATATAAGATGGTTTAAGGACGCAAGCATAAATATACCTGATTTTAGTATTTTTGACAATCATATACCACATATTGATTAAATGTATAAATTTGTAAAACGAAGGGAGAAAATAAAATGTTATTAATTATTGGTTTTTGTTTTGGAATGCTTACAAATGCAATTCTAGTCATGTATTTTATGAAAAGATGTAATCCAGAGGAACTGGATAAAGAAGAAATATATAAATGTTTAAAAAATGAAAGAAACTATGCTTTCAATGAAAAAAAGAGCATGGACTATATAAACGGAATGTCAAGAATCATTGCACTATATAATGTATTAACGGAAGAGGTGAACGAAGATGAAAATTAAAGAAAATTTAATTTCTATTTTTACATTGTTATGTAGTATTATGATACCTCTTTTACTTGTAGGTAGTGTTGTTTATGTTTCTGTTATTGGTTATACAAATGAACAAACAATTGAAATTACTGTCAAAGATAAATATATAAAACAGTCAAAAGATAGCAAATATATCGTTGTTGATACAAATGGAAATGCTTATGAAATAACAGATTTAACATTCAAGGGAAAATTTAATTCAACAGATATTTATAATCAAATAGAAATAGGTAAAACATATATAATTACTATGACAGGAAAAAGAATACATTTTTTATCAATGTATCCAAATATTAATAAAGTCGAGGAGAGTGATAACAATGCCTTTTGATTTAGATGATGAAGAGCTAAAAGCTACTAGAATATTAAATGGAGCAGAGCCAAAGTATAAAAATCTTGAAACACTTAAAGATTTATATAATTCTAAAATACTTTATGTTGTAGGGGAACGAGGTATCGTTCCAGCTACAATGGAAGATATTCAAGAATTTATTGATCAGGAAACAAAAAAGAAGGGAAAGCATGAATAATGGCATGGATAACAGATAATAGATATTTATCACAAAGTGAAAAAGAAAATAATGCTAATATTATAATTGCCTATTATAGATCACAAGGGATTGAAGATAGAGCAATCGCTGGAATACTTGGAAATATAGACGCAGAATCCACATTTTCACCAACACTAACTGAGGTTGGTGGAGGTGGTCGGGTACCGGTTTAGTTCAATGGACGCCTGTTAGTGTTTTGCAATCTCATTGTAATATAACCGGTTTACACCCTTACACGTCAGGTGATATTCAGATTCAAGTTATATTACGAGAAATGAGAGCAACATCTTCTGATTTAAGAGAGTGGTATACATCTAGTGGTTTTATATCTAATTACTACAATTTTGGTGCTTCTTCTGATATGATTGGAATAACAGCAGATCAATTCTTAAGCAATTCTATGAACTGGGACGCTGATAAAATGTGCATTATGTTTATGGCTGGATACGAAAGACCATTAGCAAGTGAAGAAACAATACATTGGCAATACAGAAAAGAAAGAGCACTATTTTGGTATCAATATATGGGTGGTCAACCTGGAACATTCACACCACGTCTTGATGATACTGGAATTGTTGGAGATTTCCACTATTATTCACAAAACCCTTTTTATCAAAGTGGGTATGGTATGCCAAACTGCACTTGTTACGCTTGGGGTCGTTTTTGGGAAATAGGCGACCCTCAAGATACTGGCGCAAATAGACCTGATTTACCAATGGGAAACGGTGGACAATGGTTCGCACAAGCAGTTTCTGACGGTATTTACCAAACAGGACAGACACCACAACTTGGAGCCGTTATTTGTTTTAGTGATAACAATGGTGGTTCAGGACACGTTGCAATAGTTGAGGAAATAGCCTCTGATGGTACAATAACATGTAGTAATAGTGCATGGCAAGGAACATTTTTCTTCTTATCATATATAACGCCTTCAGGTGGTCGTTATGATTGGTCACACTATACTTGTCAAGGATTCATTTATAATCCATATGCTTTTCAACCAATACCACCAACACCACCGCATCAAAAGAATGCTAATAAGTGGCTTAAATATCGTAGTAAAAAAATTAACATAAGATATTGATAAATAAAATTTTATATTATATAATAAAGGAGGGAAATCTTATGAAACATGAAGATTTTGAAAAATTACAAAGCTCAATGTCTGAAAAGTTAGGAAATGAAACTTTCGCATTGATTTCTGATGATATCGCTACAATCATGTCGGATAATAACGCCATGAATAACGATATTAAAACACGTGATGAAAAAATTACACGTCTTGAAAAGGAAAAAGACAATCTTATTCAAACAAATGGAAATCTAATGCAAAAAATTTCCGTCGGTTTTGAGGAGCCAATCAAGACTCCTGATGATAACCGTCCAAAATACGTTTTAAATGACGCCTTCGACGAGAAGGGTCATTTTAAAAAATAAAAAAAGAAAGGAAGATGACACATGGGAAGAATTGGTCAAGGTCTTATGATCGCTCTTAACGATCTAAGAGATCACTCATCACAAGAGTATCAAAACTATATTACAGAATTAAATCCTGAAAGTTCAATTGATCAACTTTCAGCACCACTTTTAGCATATCCTGCTATATATAACGAATTCTGTAGTGCTCTTGTACAAAGAATTGTTTACACTCAAGTATTATCACAAGTATATCAAAACCCTCTAAAAGAATTAGAAGGCGACGACATGCCACTAGGATATCTAGGGCAAGAGATATTCATTAATCCTGCTATAAGTAGAGATTATGATATCGACGATTTTGCTGGCGTATTAAAGAAATACGAGGCGGACGTTAAAGTTCAATATCAAAATATTAATTTTGATAAACAATATGTTGTTACAATAATCAGAGAAAAATTAAAACAAGCTTTCGTTTCTTGGGACGAACTTGAAAGATTTATTTCTGGAATTACAAATTCATTATATAATGGTTTATATATTGATGAATATAACAACACAAAAGCTTTAGTTACTCAAGCTTATAATTCAAATGCAGTTCAAATGCAAGTTATTTCAGCTCCAACAACTGAAGAACTAGCTAAATCTTTCATGGAAAAAGCTAGAGAAACATATTTCAATTTCCAAGCACCTTCAACAGAATTCAATGCTTGGTCAAAAGTTGGTGGATATGGTAGAGCAGTTGAAACATTCACAAATCCAGAGGATATCGTTATCTTAATAAGAAATGATGTTCAAGCAAAACTTGATGTTCAAGTACTTGCAAGCGCATTTAATATTTCAAAAACAGACCTAATTGGAAAAATTTATCCTGTTAATAATTTTGACTATTATGACAGAAAAACAGGTGAAAAAATCCTTGATGGTTCAAAGATCGTTGCATTAATCTGCGACAAGAGATGGTTCAGAATTAAAAATGAAGATATCTACATGGAAGATTTCAGAAATGCAAATAATAGATCATTAAACTACTACTTAAATGCAATAAAAATGTATAAATATTCATATTTTGCAAATGCTTTATGTTTTGTTACTGAATTACCAACAGTTGCAATTACAGGACTTAAATTTGCAGAAAGTACAAAGGCTGTAAAAGTTGGTGCAACTGAAAGCGTTGGTGTAATTCCTACACCATTAAATGCAACATCACCAACAATCACATATACAAGTTCAAATGATAGTGTTGCAACAGTTGAAGCTGATTCAGATGATAACAAAGTTGTTAAAATCACAGGTGTTTCTGCTGGTAGTGTTACAATCACTGCAACTGCTGGAAACGTTTCAACAACTATGGCAGTAACTGTTGAGAATGTAAACATTGAAAGCATGCATTTTGAAAATACTGCTTATGAGGCAGAGGTTGGAACTGACGCAACTGCAAAATTAGTTGTTAATCCAACAAATGCAAATGCTCCAACAGTTGTTTATACTTCAAGCAATTCAAGTGTATTCACAGTTGACGCAAATGATACAGATCCACATACTGCTGACATAACTCCAGTAGGTGCAGGAACTGCAATATTAACTGCAACTGCAGGTGAAGGCGCAAATGCTATTGTTACAACTGCAACAGTTGTTGTTACAAGTGCGTAATAAATAAAAACTTAATAGGAGTTAGCAATAACTCCTATTTTTTTATAAAATAATTAGAAAGGAAGGAATAAAATATGGCTATAACACCTTCAAGCAACGTAAAGTTGCTAAAATGTCCTATCGAATTGGACAATAAAAATCAATTAACTTTTGCAAGTGCACAGGCTCAATATTCATATTTTAATGGCTTACCTTCTTTAAGTTTACAAGAAGATTATTCTTATATAAGAAAAGATTCTGCAATTTCATACGGTGCTCATATTGATTCGATTATTGAATATAACTATGTTATGTATCAAAATGAAAACTATACAAATAAATGGTTCTACGCATATATTACGGGAATGCAATATGTAAATGACGGTACAACCTTGATTTACATTGCAACTGATGTTTTTCAAACATGGCAATTTGACCTTACTTGGAAACAATCTTTTGTTACACGTGAAATGATCCCAGTTGCTAATGATACACCAGGAGCAAATTTAGTTCCAGAAGGTCTTGAAACTGGTGAATATAAAATAATATCTAAAACTGATTTAGACGCTATGCTACGCCCAATATATATTGTTGCTTATACAAGAAATCCAAAAGATGATGGTTTCACGCAAGACGCCCCTGCTGGTCAAGGTGTTATCGCAAATGGCATTGTCAACGGAATGTATTTTTGTATATGTTCAGAAGAAACAATACAAGGTTTATTACATACTATAAATACATCTGGTCATGGTGACGCCATTATGACTGTTTTCACTGTTCCAGCATTCTCACTTGTAGGATTTAATGGTTGGACTTTAGATAATCTTCAACATTCTATTCTTTGGTGGTTCGTTGATGATTTTAATGCTGATCCTTTAGTTGTTCAATTAACTGGAACACCTTCTTCACTTGATGGCTACACACCTCGAAATCAAAAACTTAAAACTTTCCCTTATACTTATATTGGTTTTAATCCACCAAATGGATCACAAAAAGTTTTTCGTTTTGAAGATTTTGAAACGGGCACCGTTGGTTTTGCTTTTCAATCTGAAATCAATCAAAATCCAACTATTGCAATCACACCACAAAATTACAGAGGTATTTCAGGCGATTCAACACAAGACGTTGTCTTTTTAAGTGGTTACCCTACTATCGGTTGGATTACTGACTATTATAATACTTGGCTTGCTCAACAATCAGGTATAATTGATATTAATATGCAACAAGAGCAATATAATTATATCTATAATAGATCACTAACAGAATCACAAAATCAAGTCAATGCAATAACTGGGCTTTTAGGTGCTTTTAGTAGTGGAATGAACAAAGATTATGTTGGTGCAGCAAGTCAAGGTGCTAGTGCTGGTTACTCTTATGGCACCGCTCAAATACGTCAAGAAATGGCTGACCAAAATCACGAATATTATATACAAGGTCAAATGGCGATTAAAGAGCAACAGAAATTGTTACCAAATCAAGGTAAACTTACTGGATCAAATGCCACTCTACTTGGCTATAATCTACTTTCAAAAAATATTTTCTGTACTTATTCTATTAAATCACAATTTGCAAGACGTATTGACAAATATTTTGACATGTATGGTTACGCTACAAACGAATTAAAAATTCCTAATACAAACAATCGTACTAACTGGAATTACGTTAAAACAGAGGGTGCAAATATTATTGCAGATATTCCTCAAGAAGATCTTCAAACAATCAAGGATATATTCAACAATGGTGTTACTCTATGGCACAATAGTTCAACTTTCCTTGATTATTCACAAAATAATAGATAGAAGGTGATAAATAAATGATAAATACAAGAAGAAAAATCGGTTTTTCAAATAATTATAAATTTACAGATAATTTGATAACTAATGACGCCTGTTTCATTGATTATCTTGAAAGATTTAAAAAAATCGCACTTTCAATATTCGAGTGGGTCAATTTACCTTCTTCAATGAATGCACGTTATTTAGAGCAGTCATTGTACTATGACGGAATGGCTACACTTTTGAAAGATAAAGACTATGGTTTCATAAATACAAGATGTTGTAGTTCAGGAAATATCAACATTTATGGACTACCTACAAGACTGAATTGTTATTCATACGAATATCATTCAATAAGATCACTATATACTGGCTTGCCTGCTGTTCAATCGGACGCCATGCTTTCATATATGCAAAATAATGAATGTATTCTAGTTGGTAATAACTGGGACATGATTCCAACATGTGGTTCAATGGAGCTTTTCGCTCGTAGACTAGCAGAGGCTGATAGAACATGCGATGTAAATCTTAAAGCACAAAAAACACCTGTCTTGGTTGTTGTTGATGAAAAACAAAGAGCACTAATGGAAAATCTTTATTCTCAATATGACGGAAATGCACCTTATATTTTCGGTGATAAAAATCAAATGTCAAAGGATATTCTTAAAGCAATCAATACGGAGGCACCTTATGTTATTGATAAAGTTACAGACTACAAAAAAGAAATATGGAATGAAGCATTGACCTTCTTGGGCGTTAATAATATAATGGTAGACAAGAAGGAACGTCTTATCACTGATGAGGCTAATTCAAACAATGAACTTATCAACCTTAATTTACAAGCTATGCTTGCACCACGTCAAGAAGCTTGCCGTCAATTCAATGAAAAATTCGGTCTTACTGGCACAGATAACGAAATAAGCGTTCGTGTTCGTTCAGATCTTCATAATATAATCAAAAACATGGAATCAATTGTTGCTGATTATAATCAAGATGGTAAAATTGACGAAATAGATTCAATTGAAGGTGGTGAGGTTAATGAGTAAATATACTATGGAACTACGCCACGTCTGTGGTATTTATACAAGGGACGTTGTTGAAAGCTGGTTCAAAAGTTATAATATAGAGGATTACCTTACACCTGACGAAATCACAGTCCTTAATAAATACCCTATGTGGTCAAAAGATAAACTTGCTAAAAAGATTGTTGATCATTATTTCATGCGTGAAATCGGTTTTGAAACACCTGCATTATTTAAGCATTATGCACTTGTTACAATGAACGAAATCATGGAAGAAAAATTGCCTTTACTTTATTCAAGAGCCATCAAATATGATCCTCTTATCAATGTTGACTTTGTTGAAACATTCGACAGAACTATCGATAACGAAGGCAGTTCAGAGGGTACAACTGAAAATTCAGGAACATCAAATTCAGAATCAAGCTCTTCAAGTGAAAGCATGAATATAAATAATCAAACACCTCAACAACGTATCACTAAACAAAATCTTGAATCAGGTATCTATGCCTCTTCAACAGGACAAGGCGAAAATTCTTCTTCAATGGAAGATGAAACAACAACTTCAAGCTCTAGCTCTATGGAATCATCAAGTGAAAATAATACTGTTGAACATTATGAAAGAGCACAAAAAGGAAATTCAGGTGTTAGTGCAACGGCTCAAAAAATGGTCGAACAGTTTAGAGATAACATAAGAGCTATTGATAAAGAAATAATTAAAGAGCTAAATATCCTATTTATGGGATTATATTAGAAAGGAGAATGAAATATGGATTTAAAACCAATTGAAAAATTACAACCTTTTAGACATTTTTGCATGTCTATC